GCCCAAGTTCTTGAACGCACCGGACAGCGCGGAGACTCCGCTGTCGGTCTTCTTCAGCTCGCCCTTCACGCGGTCGAGCTCGGAGCGCATCTGCGCCGAGTCCGCCGCCATCCGAACGACGAGTGTGCCGATGTCAGCCATGATTCACTCCGCCAACCATCGCGGCGAGGATGCGCCGCTGTTCTTCCACCGACTGGCCGCGCTCGGGCTCGGCCTTGCGCGCCGGGACAAAGTCCTCGACGCGCCAGCTCTTGCCGTTGCGCTTCGGCCCGGCAGCGTTCGCCACCGTCGAGGCCACCATGCCCATCCGCCAGTTCTCCACCTCGAAGCCGAAAGGCTCAAGCTGGAAGAACGCGCCCCAGGTCGTGAACTCGTCGGAGCTCATCCGCTCCTGCAGCTCACCGACCGGGATGCCGAACTGCGCCGCGAGCCGGAACCAGAGCAGCAGCTCCGGCTCGCGTGTCAGTTTTTTTCGGCGGCCTCGTCGGCACCCTTGCCGAGCCCGGACGCCTCGATCACCGCCTTGGCGATCGCGGAGACCGAGGCCCCGTCGAGCGCCGCCACGTCGTCGACCGCGTCGAACAGGCGCACGCCGTCGGCGTCGCAGAGCCCCATCCAAGCGACCCGGTGGTCGGAGACCGGCTCGCCGCCAGCCTCAGCCTCGGCCGCCCACTTCTGCAGCTGGACGCGCTCGGCGCCAGAGAGGCCCCGGACGAAAAGATCGACGCCGGCCACGGTGATCGGACGGACCGATGCCTTGGCAAGCGTCGAGCTGATCTGTGCCCGCAGGAGATCCCGGGACGCCGGCATTACGGGGTTACCGTCGGCAGCGCGGTCAGCTCGAGCGTGGCGTTGACCACGATCTCGCCGCCCTCAGCCGTGAGGCTGTCGATCTCGAACTTCGTGAAGAAGCCGCGGACCTGCACCTGGTACGCGCCCGGGTCGGGGAGCGTGATGCGGTAATTGTGCTGCGTGCCGGCGAGCAGCCGGGTGCGCATGGCCTCGTGGGTGGTGTCGGCCGGGTCCCAGAGGAGCTTGAGCTCGACGTTCTGCGGGTCGTGCGTGCCGACCATGCGCTCGGGGTAGCTCGAGCCGAGGACGTAGGCGTCCACGACCTTGCGGGCGTATCCCGACCACTTGACCTCCTGAACCTGCGCGACCGCGGCGAACACCTCGGTCGGGGTCGCGCCGTCGCCGGCCGAGAACACCGTGCCGGTGGAAATGTATGCGGGCATCTTCTTTCTCCAGAAAAAAGCCGCCCGAAGGCGGCTGGGGTTGCTACGCGCCCGGGCGGGCGATCAACGGAACACGAAGTCGAAGTCTTGCTGCACGACGCGGAGCGTCCGGTCGCCGTCAGCGTTGGCCTGCTCCTGCTGCTGCACGAGCGTCGCGCGCAGCACGGTCACGCCGGACACCGAGCCCGACCAGCCATCGAGGCCGGCGACGATGGCCGCGGCGACGGGCGCGACCTGCGCCATCGTGTCGCCCACGGTCTCGATGCGAAGGGTCGCGCGCTGCAGAAGCGGCGCGTTGCCGAGCGTGCGCGCCATGCCGGCGCCTGCCGTGCGCGACACCGCGACCGCGGGCAGCTGCGGCTCCTGCACGATGACCTCGCGGTAGACCCGCTGGCCGGCACCCGTGGCGAGCGCCTTCACGCGCGCGATGATGGCGTTCTCGATGCTCATGGATCGACGAGCCTTTCGGTTGCGGTCGAGCGTTGGCGCGCGCGGCCGGCGATGCGGTCGAGCGCCTGCCCGAGGATGCGGCGGAACTCCGCCGGGATGCTGTTGCGGGTCGCGTCCCAGGCGGGGCCGAGGAACGGTCGAGCGCCTACCTTGCGCGCGGCGCGGCCCTTGGCCGTGAAACTGAACTCGACCAAGTGCCCGTAGAAGATGCCCTTCCGGCGGCGCTGGTAGTACAGGTTGTGCAGCGCAAGGCCGCGGCGGTCCTTCTTCTTCGGGCCGACCTGAACCTGCACCGTCTCGCCCGCCTTCGGGGTCACGGTCACGATCTTGATGGCCTGCGCAAGGCCGCCCGAGCGCGACGAGCGCTGAGCGTTCGCCACAGCCTGCCGCCGCAGCGGCAGCAGCGAGCGGCGCGTGGCGCGCAGCATCAGCTTCTTGCCGGCCACCGCGTCGAGCTCGAGCAGGCGGGCCTCGAGCTCGCGCAAGCCCTCGACCTTGATGTCCGAGACGACGGGCATCAGGTGAACCGCTCGAGCGTCATGATCTGCAGCTCGCGACCGCCAAGGTCCACGTCGACGATCTGCTTGATGTCAAAGAGCCGGGTGCCGAACCGGATGCGGTCCTTCGGCGTCAGGGTCACGCCCGGGATGCCGCGCATCACGATGCGCGTCGAGATGTCCGCCTGGACGTGCGAGGCGGCGAGGTACTCGCGCCCCGACAGCGGCTCGATGCCGGCCCACACGGTCGCAAGCGCCGTCCATGTCTGGACCTGGTCGCCATACGCGTCCGTGCCGTCCGTGGCGCGCTCGACGGTCACCCGGTGGCTGAGACGGCCAGCTCTCATAGGAGCGGCCTGTAGGGCCGCAGGAGCGCATCCACGGCCAGCGGCAGCTCGGTCACCATGTTGCCGACGTTGACGGCCTCGCGGTTCTCGTAGAAGTGCCCGACGAGCAGGCGCATCGCGTGCATCACGGGCTGCGGCACGAGCTCGGGGCCGCCGTACCCGGCGACAAACTCGATCTCGACCGCGCCCAGCTTGTCGGCGACGCTCGGCCACTTGAAGCCGTCACGCGGCCGCAGCCGCGCAGGCTCAGAGCGCACGTCGGTCTCCCACTCCGAGCTCGACCAGGTCAAGAGCGACCCGGCGTCGTTGTAGTAGCGCACCGCCGCGACCGACTGGACCGGCGCGCGCGGGAGCTTGATGGGCTCGCCGATCGGGAAATCGTCGAGCGTCATGGTGAAGGTCTGGGTGCACAGCGCGAGCCCGCAGATGGACTCGATGTGCTGACGAGCGGCGAGGATGAAACCCGCGAGCGTGCCGTCATCGTCGAACGAGTCGACGCGCAGGTGAGCGCGCGCCTCGCTGAGCGAGAGCGGCTCCGCGGTGGGCGGGGTTGTCACCCGCAGGCCGTACATCACTTGTTCTCCGGCGCCGCCTTGCGGGCCTTGGTGGCCGGCTTGGGCGCGGCCTTCTCCGCATCAGCGGGGACCGCCCAGCCCTCGGCCACGGCGAGCTCGCCGCACTCAGGCAGGACGTCGACGGTCTCGCCCTCGGCGTACTGCACGACATTGGTGCCGCCGTAGGCGTAGGCGAAGGCCTTGGTCACTTTGATCTGCATGGAAACCTCTTCGCGAAAAGGAAAAGGGGCGGCCCGAAGGCCGCCCCCTTCCAGGATCGGAATACTCCGATCAGGGTGGCGAGGATCAGGTCGTGCCGAAGCGGATGACCTTGATCGCCTCGCTGTCCAGCAACATGCCGCCCACCCGCTTGGTGGTGTAGAACGACACGTAGGGCTTGCTGCTGTACGGGTCGCGCAGCGTCGAGACGCCCACGCGATCCACGATGCAGTAGCCGGCCCGGAAGTTGCCGAACGCGATCGACAGCGAGTTCGCCGCCTTGGCCGGCATGTCCTCCGCCTCGTACACCGCGTAACCGAGCAGCGTGCTCGGCTGGCCGGCCGTCAGACCCGGCTGCCAGAGGTACTGGCCCGTCGTGTCCTTGAGGCCGCGCAGCTCGCCGAGGATGGCCTTGTTGGTCATCCACGCCGCGCCGGCACGCAGGCCCGCCTTGAGGCGGTACACGGCGTTGATGAGCACGTCGGCCTTGTTCGCGGCCGCGAAGTCACCCGACACGCCCGTCGCGAGGTGCTCGAGGACGGCATCCGCACGCGCCCCGTCCGCGGTGGCCGCGGTCGAGTAGTTGAGGAAGCCGCGCGGCTGGTTGGTGCCGTTGCCCGAGATGAAGGCGGCGCCTTCGGCACGGGCGAACTCGGTCGCCACCGACTGGGCGATCCACTGCTCGACGTTGAAGAACACGTCGTCCAGGGACTGCTGCGTCGCGCGCGGGTTGGCGAACACCTCGCCCATGAACGCCGAACGCTCGGCGAGCTGCGGGGTGTTGGTCTCCGGGCGCGCGGCGGTCTCACCGACCCAGCCGGACGTGGTGCCGCGGATGTCGATCAGGCGCTTGTAGTCGTTCGTCGACACCTGCACCACGGTCGCCACCTGGCGAACGGGCGAGATGTCCACGAGCCGGGCCTGCACCTCGGCGGCGATCTCCTCGGGCAGCGCGAAGCCGCCGTCGGCGTTCACCGCCAGCTGGACCGCCTTGCGCTCGATGTCGCGCAGGCCGGTCTCGAGGCCCTTGCGCATGAAGGCGCCGAAGGCCTTCTTGTGCTCGGCCTTGTCCGGGTTGACGTCACCGCCGGCGCCGAGGGCGGCGCGGCCGGCCTTGGTCGCAGCGGCCTCGGCCGCGGCCTTGGCGGCCTCGGCAGCCTCGAGAGCGGCGTTCGCCTTCTCGAGGATCTCCTTGCGCTCGGACTCCGAGCGGCTCTTCGCGTCGCGATCGGCCGCCTGGAAGTCCGCCCAGGACTTGGCGAGGCCGTCGACGGCGCTCTTGATTTCGATGGTCATGGTCTTGTCTCCTGACAAAGGGGGATGATTTCCGGTCAGCGGGCGAGTGCCGCGCTGGCCGCTTGGATCGCCATCAGCAGCTCGTCCGAGGCAGGCTCACCCTGCGTCTCATCCGAACCGGCGGCAGGCTCCCCCTGCGTCGCCTTGAACCCGTGCAGCGCGATGGCCGCCGCTGCACCTCGCGAGAACCCCTGCTCGCGCAGGAAGTTCTCGAAATCGCGTATGGTCTTGATGCCCTCGGCGCTCTTGGCCGAGGTGATCCGGGCGGCCTCGTTCGCCGGGAACGTGACCGGCGAGACCTCCCACAGGTCGAGCTCGAGCAGCGAGCGGATGCCGCTCTGCTCGTCGAAGCTCGACTTGACGGTGCTGTAGCCGATGGACAGGCCCGAGAGGGCGCCCATCTTGATGAGCTCGAGCGCCTCGCGCCCGCGCTGGGTGCCGAGCGCGAGCTGGCCCTTCACCACGAGCCCGCGCTTGTCCTCGCGGACTTCCGTCCAGACGCCGATGGGCTCGTCCGGGTTGTGCTGCCAGAGCATCGCCGGGGCGCGGTCGCCCTTCAGCGTCTGCGCGAACGCGCCCGCGACGACGATGTCGCCGTAGCTGTCGACGTTGCCGAAGACGGAGCCGTAGCCCTCGATGACGCCCTCGGCCGACGCCTTGATCTCTGCGGCCACCCGCAGGTGCTTCTTCTCGATTGACATCTCACTCACCTCACGGTTGCCCCTGCGCGGCCGGCGATCCGGCGGGCGCCATGTTGAGCGGCTGCAGGTACACGTCGCCGCCGTTGATCGGGTTCATGTTCTCGAGCGACCGGATGTCGTTGGCCGACAACCAGCCGTTCGCCCGGCCGATCGCATAGGCGTCGTACCGGCTCTTGATGTCGCCGCGCAGCAGCCCCTCGACCGCGTGCTCTGGGAAGTAGAAGCCCGGCGCCGTGAAGAGCGCGCGCGAGAGCGCCTGCTCCCAGCGGACGAGCCACGGGCGGATGCAGTGCGTCACGAAGTCGATCGCCTGGTGCTCAATGTTCCCGAACGTCGCGCGCTCGAGGTCGCCGATCATGTGCGGCGGGACGCGGAAGATCCCGGCGATCTCCGACCGCTGGAACTTGCGCGTCTCGAGGAACTGGGCGTCATCGAAGGTCATCGCGATGGGCTCGACCTTGGCGCCCTGCTCGAGCACCACCGTGCGCCGCGCGTTGC